GGCATGATAGAGCAGACGTTGTCAAGCACTGGAACTGGTGCGGTTAAGTGGTATCTCACTTACCGTCTATTAGATTCTGCTGCTACGGTAACAGCACAGTAACTTTTAACGGGAGTGTCTTCGGGCACTCCCATATCTTAAGGAATAATATTATGGCACTAACAGCAAGTGCAACACCTGCAATACTGGCAGGTGGCAGAGCAAGAGGTGGAACACCATTCGTGGTGACTGGGCACAGTACAGACGCATCAAGTGCGGATTTAGTAAAGGCCGCTCCTGGTGCTGGATTTTCCATACTCATCGACCATGTAATACTAACAACCAACGTCACGACAGTTGACCCTTGGCTGCAAGACGAAGATGACAATGTAATCTTTGGCAGATTCTTTGGAACTATAGGTGCAGCAGGTGGGCCGTTGGTTATTGACAAGAAGTTCCCAAATCCATTGAAACTCGTATCTAATAAGGCATTAGAACTAGCATCATCGGCGGCTGGGGATGTGTCTGTTTATGTCGAAGGTAGAATCCAAAAAGACGTGGGGTAATAAATGGCTATTTCAATATATTACCTTAAAGAAAGAGAGGTGCAACATCTCTGTAAGTAACACATCAATCTGTAATATGGCGTAAGCAAAGCTTGGGGCAAGCAGGATAGTTAATCTTGAGGACTCTACTGAGAATACCCCACAGGCAATACAGTGTAGACTGCATTTTGAACAGACACGGGACGCATTAACAGAGTCCCATACGTGGAGGTTCGCATCAGGCAGAAGTCAACTATCGCAAGACACGGTTGATCCCACGTTTGAATACGACAATCAGTTCATATTGCCGACAGACTACATGGTTAAGAAAAGTGTGTGGGGCGGCAGTGGGCCACGAGACACGAACTTCTCTTACTCATTAGAAGGAGACAGGCTTTTAACTAATGAAGGAGAGGTGAATTTACGATACATTAAAAGAGTTACAGATCCGACTAAGTTCGATCCTTTATTCGTAGAGGTTTTAATTCTAAAGCTCGCCCTAAAGCTTGTGTCTTTAGCCGGGGCAAACCCAAAGATGACAGAAACAGTAGGTAGAGAACTGGCAAGTATTATGCCAAGTGTAAGAACAAGAAGTAGACAAGAAACAGAGAATATCGGAAGGAAGGATCAGCATACGTGGAATAATGCAAGATTAAGTACCAGAACTGCAACCATAGGAGACAGAGTCATTGGCTAACGAGATATATGCAAAATATCAGTCAGGATTTATTCTTGACGCTTATATATTCAGAAAGACAGACGACGAAGTCTTTATCCAGACTACCGGTTCGTTTGAAACGTGGATTGATGGTAACGTTTTAACATACGACATTCCAATGACGGACCAAGGAGACGGATTTTATTCAGTTGATTTTCCAACTGCTATAACAACAGAATGTAATTACCGGGGAGTAATTAAGTTAAGACTTTGAGCCAATGCGGCTGTTGGCGATTTGGGTCTATTTCAAGGAGAGATACAATGGGGCGGTACATCGGAAGTCACCTTGCTTACGTTGTCAATTGGCGGCAGTAAAGTTGTGAACGTATTTGGAGTGGGGGAATAAATGGCTAACTTTCCAGTAATAAAAATGAACAAAGGTAAAGGAACTCCACTTGTAGATGCGCGTTCAGATGTGGAAGCCTACGAAGGTCTTTGCAGGGAACTTCAGAATATGATTCCTCGTATCTATGGCCCAGTAGAACGCAGGCCGGGATTTAAATATATTGCAGATTGTGAAGATGATAATGTGAAGTCCCGGATCGTCCCATTTATATTCTCATCAGAGATATCGTATAATGTGGAGTTTTCAGACAAAGTAATCAATACTTATTTTGAAGAATTGCTTATTGAGAGTGGTATCATCACTCCGTATATTGAAGCCGATTTATTTAAATTGCAATTTAATCAATCGGCAGATGTAATGTGGATAGATGGACTTGAATATAACCCTAGGAAGCTTTCAAGAGTCTCAGTGTCAGACTTCTCTTTAGACAAGATACCGTTCACTAACGGGCCTTTCATTAAAAGAAATGACATCGTCAATAATGACGGAGTAACGATCAAGGCCACAGGATACACAGTCGCCACAGCAACCGCGGCATCAAACACGCTTACAATCACAACGACAACAGACATTTCGTCACAATTCTCAGTGAACCAGAGATTTTATGTAACCGGGTCAACAGGAAACGACAACGCATATACGGTATTGTCGTCTTCTTTTTCAAGCCCAACGATGACGGTAATATCTAACGAGAATATACCTGACAGCACTAACGATGGCGAGATAATGGTGGATGACGCCACGGCCACCCTCACAGCGTCCTCAGCAACGTTCCTGGGCGGCCATGTGGACGCTTTGTTCAAGCTTACGCATAAGCGTGCCAAAGTCGTCACGAGCGGCTCATTGGCAGCTACAGGAATTGTAGGCGAACCAATAGATATTAAGGGATCGTGGACATTCACTACTACAGGCAATTGGGATGCAACTGTAGAGATACAGAGGTTGGCTGACGGCACGAACTGGGAGACATTTAGGTCTTATGTGTCTACGATATCAGACGGACAGGGATCAAGGAATGTTCAGAAGTCTGATATAGAAGAGGATAATGGTGTCCAATATAGAATAAACGTAATAGAATATAATGGCGGCACAGTTACAGCCGACTTAGTGGTTGATAGCAGCACTCAGGATAGCATATTCAAAATAACTGAGTTTACGTCGACTACTTCTGTATCTGCTACCGCTATTCTCGCAGCGCCAGAGAATGGGACTACAGTGCGGTGGTTCGAGGGTTCATGGTCAGATGTCAGAGGTTGGCCTACTACGATTGCGTTCTTTGAAGAGCGGGCAGTGTATGGATTCACTAATGAAGATGCGCAGGATATATGGCTAAGCGGTTCTAATGATTTCGAGGACTTTGAGGCTGGAGTGAAAGCAGCAGACTCGTTTGGGCTGAGAGTTCCTACTGCTAATAGAGGTAGGTGGATAAGTTCGCTAGAGGCTTTAGCTGTTGGTATGAGTGGCGACGAATGGAGGATAAAATCATCTAATATAGACGAGCCAATAACTCCCAATCCACCACCTACTATTAAACGTCAGACCAAATTCGGAAGTGCAGCAATCCAGGCTTTGGCAGTAAACGAGGCTATAATTTTTGTGGATTCGGTTGCGAGAAAAATACGAGAATACACATTCAGCGACCCTAAACAAAAGTTTGTTTCCCCCGACCTTACCGCTTTAGCGGAAGACATAACATCTGGCGGTATAACAAGTATGGCCGTCCAAAGCAATCCAGACGACATTGTATGGTTCACTATTGCGAACTCTCCATATTTAATTTCCATGACTTATGAAAGAGAACAGAACGTAGTGGCTTTTGCAGAACATCCTGTCGGTGGCAACGGAGTAGTAGAGTCGATTGCGATTACTCCCAGCACTTCAGAAGATATAATAACGGTAACTGTCAAAAGAACCATAAGCGGCTCAACTAAGAGAACCATAGAACAAATGCAACCTAGAAAGTGGACAGGTACTAATTATTTCTTTGTCGACTCAGGTATTATAGACACAAGCGGGACGACAACTATCACTGGATTAGATCACCTTGAAGGCGAAACCGTAAGCGTATTAGTAGACGGTGCTTTACAGTCAAGCAAAGTAGTTTTATCCGGCCAAATAACTATTGATGAAGCAGGAACAAGGGTTGTTGTAGGATTGCCATACGAATACAACGTATCTCCAATGAGGCTCGATGTCAACGGCTCCACGTATGGAACCATTAAGAAAATATCAGAAGTTGTAGTAAGTTTCTTTGAAACTCTTAATGCTAAGTACGGAGACGGAACAAGACAATACGATATTGACTGGCGAACAACCGAGGATTACGATAGTCCGCCAGACCTGTTTACAGGTGACAAAACATTAACGTTTGACGGTGGGTTTTCCACTGAGGACAATTTAACGATATCTGGCTCAGACCCATTCCCATGCACAGTCCGGGCTTTAATACCTAAAATAGAAAAGACAGGGAGATAGCATGACTATATCTAATCAAACCACTAGAACATCGGCAGTAGGGACAGGTGCAGAGCAAATAGTTCCATTTACTTTCCCTATAACTAGTAATAGTGACATAGTTGTAACCTCCAGAGTCACTGCTACTGGAGTTGAGACTACACTCGCAGAGACGACTAACTATACCGTTATAAATAATGGAGAGTCTGGCGGGTCTATTACAACCGTAACTCCGTTCATTGCAAACACGTCGCAGATACACATTGTAAGAGATACGCCTAATACTCAAATGTTAGACCTTGAACAGGGCGGCGCTTTTAACGCTGAAAACATAGAAGACGCTTTTGATAAAGCCACAAAACTAACTATAGAGAGTTCTGACGGGCTTGACCGAACATTAAAATTCCCAACGACCGACCCAGTATCTTCTTTCGCGGACATGCCAAATTCAGTAGACAGAGCAAGCAAGAATCTTACATTTGATTCTGATGGAAAGCCAAGTGCGTCAGTTGCAATAGCCGAAGGTAGTGTTACACATAGCGTATTAGGAATCCAGATAGCAGAAGCCGCTAACGCATTGACTGAAAGAGGGTTGCTGGAACTAGACACAGACGACGATGTAGAGTTCGCCGAGATCACAGCAACAGATATTGTGGCAAAAAGCCCCATAGTAGATGTGCGTGCTTATGGAGCTACTGGCGATGGGGTTACTGATGATGCCACGGCTATTCAGGCAGCGATGGATGCTAATACAGGTGCTACAATATTCTTCCCTAAAGGCGTCTATCGAATAGAAAGCACGTTACTGCTAAGGACGAGTATAAAGATAGAAGGTGTCGGCGGGTCTGGTTCTCAGCTCGAATGGCATGGAGCAACTAATGGGATCATATTTCTGGTTGATACGCCC